GATGTATCCGCCAATTCCTCCGGGGGCAGCGCAACGGCCACAATTCCTGCCGCAGTATCCGCCCCTTCCGTGGAGCCGCAGGTGCAGGAAACCCGTACCATCACATCCGCAAGTGAGGAAGATAGAATGAACCGCATGGCAGATGAACACCGGGTGTATATCCTTTCTTCGGATCTGGAGGCAGACCGGGAGCAGACCCGTACCCGTGTAGCGGAAACAACCTTCTAATTTTACAAGGGAAGGCGTTTTTATATTTCTTCATAAAAGGGACTACTATGGTTGTAACAATTGACGGAATCCCCGTATTCCAGGCACTTGTGAATGATGCGGAAACGGGAATGTTCAAAATATCGTTGGTGGATGCTCCTGCCGTAGAAAAGGACTTTGTGGCCTTTGATAAGGCCCGTAAGCCTATGATGTATGCGGTGGAGGATGAAGCCAAACGCCTTGTGCTTGGCGTAGTAATGAGGGCGGACTTCCCCATTTACCGCAGGGATGAATCCTTTGGCGAATACTACATCATTTACAAAGCTGACACCATCCGGCAGATGGCGGAGAAGTACCTTGTGGAAGGACGGCAGAATGATGTGAACATTATGCACCAAGAGAATTCCGATGTGGAAGGCGTGGATATGGTGCAGTATTTCATCAAGGATACGGAGAAGGGCATTGCGCCTGCCGGGTTTGAGGACTGCGCAGACGGGACCCTCTTTGCGGAATTTCATGTGGTTAATGATGAAGTGTGGGATGCCATCCAAGCCGGGTCCTACAAAGGCTTCTCCCTGGAAGGTGTCTTTGACCTTGTGCCGGAGCAGGATGCGGATGCGGTGCAGGAGATTGTGGATGCCCTTGACGGCATCTTCATGCGGATATTCAAACCCAAAAATAATGAAAAAATGAGCAAAGTAAAAGGACTATTGGCCCGTCTTGCCCGTGCATTGGTGGAGATGGGAAATGTAACCACGGATAAGGGTGTGCTTGCCTGGGATGGTGATGCGGACCTCAAAGCCGGGGATGCAGTATTCATTGAGGATGCCGAAGGCAACCGCACACCTGCCGAAGATGGTGACTACACCACCGGGGACGGAAAGGTGATTGTAGTGGTTGGCGGAAAGGTGGCCGAAATCAAGGATGCAGATGCGCAGGTGGCTCCTGCCGAACCTGCCGCAGCCGCAGAGGAAAACCACATTGACACCGACAAAGGCACCCTTGTCTATGAAGGTGATCTGGCCGTTGGCTCCCCCGTCAATATCGTAGGCGAAGGTGGTGAAACCACCCCTGCCCCGGATGGCGAATACACCGCCCCTGACGGAAGTGTGATTGTGGTTGCCGAAGGCAAGGTAAGCGAAATCAAGCCTGCGGAGCCTGCCGCACCTGCGGAGCCGGAAGTAAACACCCTCATGCAGAAGATGCAGAAGATTGCAGAGGCTTTCCAGGAAACCTACAATGACAAGATGGCCGCACTTGTGAAGGCCATTGAAGAACTTGGCTTCTCTTGGCCCTGGCTTGTGGAAGCAGGTGATGAATTCGTAATTGCCGAAATCTACAATGAGGAAGGCCCCATTTATTACCGCTTCAACATCAAGGAATGGAATGAGGATGGTGTCCCCGTTCTGGAAAATGGCGTGAAGGTGGTTCCTGCCTTCGTTACCCCGGAGGAAAAGGAAGCCGCAGAGGAAAACTTCAATGCAGTCACCCGTGAGAAGGAGGAACTTGCAGCGCAGGTTGCCGACCTTAACGCCCAGATAGAGCAGTTGAGGAACGCCCCTGCCGCCACCCCTGCGCATGAGGAATTTACGGGCGGCCCGGAGCAGAAGGTTTCCACCGGGAACAAGGGCCTTGATAGGCTTGCCCGTATTGCCCGTGCCAAGTAAAAATTTTACACATGGCAGGACATTTATATTTTTCAATAGAATAAACCCTAAAAATTTGTAATAATATGCCTTCTTCTAACTTCGTTGTAAGCGGACTGACCGCCTACATTGAGCAGAACAAAGACCTTCTGCTTAAGAACTTTGGCCTTGTGGGTACTGCTACCCGTAAGCGCATTGGTATCCAGACGGGTGTGAAGTACAAGGAACACCTCCACTACCTGGAGCTGGCCCCTACTCTCCAGAGTGGTGCAGAGTGTGGCTTCTCTGCCGCAGGCACCGCCACCCTCACGGAACGCCCCATTGAGTGTGCAGACATCAAGGTTAACATGGACATCTGCCCCAAGCACCTTGTGGGTAAGTATGCCGAATACCTTGTGCGCATCAACGCCACCGAAAATGACCTGCCCTTTGAGCAGTACATTGTTGACGGCATCATTGCCGAAATCAACAAGAAGATTGAAAAGTTGATCTGGCAGGGTGACAAATCCCAGACTTCCGATGCCGACATCAAGTGGATTGACGGCTTCCTGGAGCAGTTTAAGGATGAAAATTCCGCCCTTGCCGCCTACATGGTAGGTGGCTCCGCCCTGGCCCACGGCACTTCCGCTTGGAACGCCATCAAGGCCGTCTATATGGCTATGCCGGAGGAAACCCTTTCCCGTGGTGGCGTTATCTTCGTTTCCCCGTCCGTCTATCGTGACTTTGTTATGGATCTGGTTGCCAAAAACCTTTTCCATTACAGCGGACCGCAGGATGCCGCCCCGGAGGAAATCATCTTCCCCGGCACCGATGTTAAGGTAGTCAAGACCCCCGGCCTTGCCGGAACCACCCTGCCTACCCTTATCGGCACCTTCGCAGACAACCTTGTGTACGGCTGCGACATGGAGAATGACAATGAGGACATCAAGGTGTGGTTCTCCGATGATGATGACCTCTGGAAGGTGAAGGTGAATTGGAACACGGGTGTTGCTTATCACTTCCCCAATCAGGTTGTGATGGCTACCATTGCCGCTTCCTAATCCATCCGCCAAAGGACTAAAGCAAACGGGGTGGGCCAACCGCCCACCCTTTTCTTTTAACGATTAAAACGCAAAGAAATATGTCTTGCTCTCAAACTCTTAACGGCATTGCCAGAGATTGTGCTGGCAACATGGGTGGCATAGTGGAAGTGCTGCTTGCTAACAAGGCGGATATTAGTGCCATTACGACTGCAAGTGACAAGGTTACTGCAATCACCATGAACTCTACCGCCAAATTCCACAAGTACCAATTCACCCCGGAAACCGCTTCCATGAGCAGCAACCTTCAGGTGAACGCCCAGAACGGCACCAAGTATTGGCAGACGGACCTCCTTATGGTGTTCAACCGCATGGAAACCGCCAAGCGTGTTGAAATCATGGCAATGGCGCAGGGTGAACTTGTTGCCATCGTAAAGGATGCCAACGGCCTTTATTGGTTCCTGGGTTATGATGAACCCCTTGCAATTAGCGCAGGTGACGGCCTAACCGGGACCGCCCGTGCAGACCGCAACGGCTATTCCGCAACCCTCCAGGATAACTCCGTGGCACTGCCTATGGAAATCCTCACCGGGACGGGTGGCGTTGACATTGATGCAATCACGGCCTAAAACCAAGACCTGGTACTTTTCATATTTTGTTGGTCCGCATCCCTCACTTCCCTGGGGGATGCGACTTTTTATTTTACGATTCTGCCCGGTTTTATATTTCTAATAAAGAGCAGAAGAAAGTATGATAAACATTGCAACGGAGGACCTTGTATTGGTCCTATACATCCCCCACAACGGCCACATCCTGCCAAATGATGCAGGGATGGTATTGGCTGCAAGAAGCACCCATGATCTGGGTGAAAGCCTTGTGTTCACCATGCAGGGTTGGGAGGTTTCCGGGGACTATGTGAAAGCCTGCGTAGAACGCCCGGAAGGACTGCATGAAGGGGAATGGGAATACACATTGGCCGCAGATGGTGCGGTGATAAGCAAGGGCCTCATGCGGGTAGGCCAGATGCCCGGTGAAGCAGCCGTGGTGCAGTATAACAAAGAAGTTGAATACAAAGAATATGGAAACGAATAAAGAAAAGGCCCCGGTAAGGGTTTCCTTTGCAGCCATAGACCCGTATGTGGAGCGCAATATTGTGCTTCCTACGGAAACGCTCCTGCGTGGTAAGAACATGGTGCAATGGGGGGACCGCAACATTTACCCGGACTACCTGCTTGGACTTACCAAGAACGCACCTACCCTCCGTGCCATCATCAACGGCACCGTTGACTTCATCTTGGGTGATGAACAAACCATTGTGCCGCTTGCCAACAATGCGCCCGGTGCAATGAACTCCCGTGGTGACACCATCCGGGACCAAGTGGAAGATCTGGCCCGTGACTATGAAACCTATGGCGGATTCGCCTTGCAGGTTATCCGCAGCAAGGCCGGGCAGGTGGTGGAACTCTACCATTGCCCCATGCGCTTCCTGCGCTCCAATAAGGAAAACTCCGTCTTTTACTATTCGGAAGAATGGGACAAATTCCGGCAGAAGGCCATTGAATACCCGGCTTTCATTCCCGGTCTGGAAAAGAAGTGGCTTGAACTTGACGAAAAGGCCAGAGCCGCCCATGCAAGCAGCATCCTCTTTGTGAAGAATGACCGCACCCAAGTTTACCCCCTGCCGCCATATTGTGCCGCAGTCAAGGCTTGTGAAACGGAAAGGTGCATTGCAGACTTCCACCTTAATTCCATCAACAACGGCTTCTTTGCCTCCGCCCTTATCAACTTCAACAACGGGTATCCCGGTGATGAACAAAAGAAGGAGATTGAAAAGGACATTGAAGAAAAATTCACGGGCCATTCCAACGCTGGCCGCTTTGTCCTTTCCTTCAATGACAATAAGGATGTAGCCACCCAGATCATCCCCATAAAGGTAGATGATTTTAGCGGCAGGTATGATTCTTTGGAGAAATCCGTGCGGCAGCAGATTGCCACCGCCTTCCGTTGTAACCTTTCCCTTGTGGGTGTTCCGCAGGAGAATTCCGGCTTTTCCACGGAGGAATACGCAGAGGCTTTCCGGCTTTATAACCGCACCTGCATCAAGCCTGCGCAGCGCATCATCTGCGAAGCCTATGAACGGGCCTATGGTATGCCCGGTGTGTTGACTATTACCCCGTTCTCTCTCACGGAAACGGCAAGTGAAACCAAAGTGCAGTAATAGTTATGGCAGAGATTCTTTTGACAAGCGAAACCTTCGTAAAGCAGGTTACAAGCATAAGTGATAACCTTGCAGGCAAGTACCTGCGCCCTTCCATCCGTGAGGCGCAGGATAGGGGCCTGCGTAGCATAGTGGGTGACACCCTCCTGGAGAAGCTGAAAACCCTTGTGGGTAACGGGGACATCCAAAAGCCGGAGAACGCCATCTACAAGACCCTTATTGATAGGGCGCAGTATTACATGGCCTACACCGCAGTTGTGGATGTTACCCAGAAGGTATCCTTTAAGATTGTGAACTTCGGTGTTGCCAAGACCAATGATGAAAACATGGAGGTAGCAAGCGGTGAGGAAATAAGCCGCATCAGTTACTTCTACCAGAGCAAGGCGGACCATGCCTGCATGGAGTTGCAGAATTGGCTTTTGGAGAACCGCACCGCCCTGCCGGAATTGGATGAAAATGTGTGCAACAAGATAAAGAGCAACCTTTATTCTGCGGCCACCTGCGGAATGTGGTTGGGCGGCCCCCGTGGAAAACGCCTGCCGGGTACTAAAGTGAAATAAGCCATGAACCTTAAGCAAGTAATATCCGCCATTGAACGGGTTGCCGCAGGCCAACCTTCGGTAGGGACCATTGTGCGCAATGACATCTACCGCCTTAATACGGCCCCTTCGGTGCGTTATGGCGTATTCGCATGGTTGCAGGGTGAGCATAGGACGGAGCCGAATAGCGGCCTTATGTATTACACCTTCACCTTCTTCTATGCGGACCGCCTGACCGCAGACCGCCAGAATGAGAATGAAGTGCAGTCCGTAGGCATTGAAACGCTTGATAACATTGTGCGCTCCCTTGCCAATGCGGAGATCTGGGCAGAATCCGTCACCTTCAACACATTCAATGAAAGGTTTTCCGATGAATGTGCCGGGGTGTGGTGCAATGTGACCTTTGAGGTGCGTAAGGACGGGGTATGCCCGGCAGAATACGAATTCCTTGTAAATGAAGGTGACTATGACCTTGACTTCAATGAGGATTTCAAGGTATGGGTGTGGCACACAAAGGAACGGGATATATTCATAATTTAAGCACTATAAAAGATGGAAAAGAAAAACACCGCACAATTCTGGGCCGGGGCAGTTGTGATTGCTGCCGGGTTGGTCCTTCTCTTTCTGGGGGCCTTGCTCCCTCCCGGTGGTGAGATTCACCCAAGCCTCTTGGTGGGATTCGGTGAGGTTGCCACATTCGCAGGCGCACTCATGGGTGTGGACTATCACTATAAATTCCGCATCCATGAGTTGGAGGAAGAAACAAAAAGACTACAAAAATAATTGACTATGGCACAAGTAAAAAAAGTAAAGGATGAAGAAGCCTTCCAGGTGGAGGCTCCCAACTTCGCTATTTCTCCTTCTCCTACGGGATATGTGTTGAACTATTCCGCAGACGGCAAGAATTTCACCCCGTGGCCGGAAGGCACCCTTGCAGAGGTAACGCAGGTAGTGGCCTGCGCAGCAATGGGTATGTACTTCAAGCTGGTGGGTAATGTAGGTGATGTTGTTGTAACCTTCTAATGGACTATGGCAGATACGATTTACATAGCCACCATTAATTTCTGCGGTGGTGGCGGACAAAGCACCCGTCTGCCGGAATTTAATGATGATTTCAACGCAGACTACCGCATAGGTGAAGAAAGCGCAGAAAACGAAGAATAACAACTATTAACAACCATTAATAAAGTATGGCAAACTATTCTACTCTCAATGCGGCCATAGCAGCCGCAATCAAGACCAACGGGACCCAAGCAATTACGGGTGCCGTTCTCCAGAGCATACTGCTTAACATGGTATCCAAACTTGGTGCAGGGTATCAGTTTGGCGGTGTGGTTGCTCCTACTGACGGATTCCCCACCGATGCAGGCGGCAATAAACTTACCGATTCCAATTGGGCCTTCCTGGGTTGCACCCCCGGCAAGTACACGGATTTCGGCAACTTTACCCTGCTCTCCGGGGAGGTGGCCGTATTCCTTTGGGATGGCGTGTGGAAGAAGCAGATTATTTCCTACTATGCCAATGAGCGCATCTATGGTGTGCGCCACTACTACAATCAGGCTTCCCCTGACCTCACCCGTATCGGTGATGCGGACCTCCACCGGGAACTCCCCGTGCAGAGCCAGATGCGCAGATGCGTTGTGGATGATCTGGGTGTGGTGAAGTATTACCTTAAGGCCGATGATTCCACCAAGAAGGAGGACGGCACTTCCGCAGTCCTTGACGGAACGGACGGGCAGGTGATGGTAGAGATTCCTGCGCACTACCGCAAGTGTTCCCTGAATTCCGGGCAGGGTTACATGGATGTAGAAATTTCCCTCTACCCGTTTGAGGGAGCAGTCCGTGTTCCCCGTTATCTGGTATCCGCCTATGAGGCCGTTGTGGACCGCAGAACGGAAACCTTGAAGCTGGCCTCCGTGGTGAACAACAACACCGCCTTCCGTGGTGGTAACAACACCGCAGATTGGGATGGAACCTACCGCAGCCTGCTTGGTCTGCCTTCCACCAATATATCCCTCACCAACTTCCGCACCTACGCCCGTAATAGGGGCAGCAAGTGGGGTTGCTATGACTACAATGCGCACCTTGCCATCTTCTGGCTCTTTGCCATTGAATACGCCACCCTTAACTCCCAGAAGGCGTTTGATGGTGACCTCACCACCGAAGGCTTCCACAAGGGCGGTCTTGGTCCCGGTGTTTCCAATTTCTCCAATTGGTCCGCCTACAACTCTTATAACCCCATCATCCCTTGCGGCTTCACCAACTCTCTTGGTAACGCAACGGGCGTGAAGGATTTTGTCCTCACGGAGGCGCAGGCAGAAGCCTATGGTTCCGAACACACCGAATCCGTGCCTTCTTATAGAGGCATTGAAAACCCCTTCGGCCATATCAATAAGTGGACCGATGGCTTCTTGGGTATCGGCAACGGCACCTATCAGGAGGTTTGGGTATGCCGTGACCCGGAACATTACGATTCCGTCAAGAACGAATACTACACGGATCTGGGCCATGAGGCCACCGCCAATGGTTACTGCAAGGCAATCATTGCAAGTGATTCCACCCTTTCCCAGACCATCCGTGCCTATGGTGACATCTTTGACCGGGATGATGATGGTAGCGCAAGCACCTACTTCTGCGACTATCACTACCATGCCAATGGTGATGGAACCACATACGGCCGCCTGGTTGGCGGTTATGCGGATGGCGGGTCCCTTGACGGCCTCGCTTACTTCTCCGCTTCTGACGCCCCCTCCATCGCTTA